AAGATGCGGATTGTCTCGGTGACGTCCTCAACCTTGTAGTATTCCGCGATGTAGACCACATCGGGCGTGCACCAGTCGAACTCGTACTGGTGGATGATCTTTGGCCAATCGGTTGGGTCGTCGTTCCACTCTTCCTTGTAGGACTCGTAGGTCATCGAGTAGATGACGTAACAGAAACGGGCGTCGGCCTTGTCCTGGCGCTTGGCGTTCAGGTCAAAGAACACGGAACTGTCGGCATCGAAGATCGGCTCGATCTGGATGCGCTGGCGCTCGTTGTCCTCGTCCTCGTCGTCCTCGTAGGAAGTGCGCAGACGCCAGGCACCAAAGCCACCGCCCACAGCTTCCTCGAAGGCGTTGTCGTAGGCCTCGTCGGCCACGCTATCCTGCTCGTCGGCGCGGTACAGCCCATCACAGGTCTCGGCCAGCTTGTCAGACTTGCTGCCATCCTTGGCCACATAGTCCACGGTGATGCGGTTGTTGCGGTATTCGTTGATGATGCGAATGACCGACAGCATGATCTTGTTGACCTCGAACTTCGGCTTGTTCTCGTAGATGTCCCACAGTGGGCCTTCCCACTGCGCACCAGACAAGCTGTAGAAGCGTCGGTCTTGAAGGCATTGCAGCCTTTCGTCCCGCAGCGCTGACTGAACGTTGTCGAACTGCGCGAGCGCTTCGGCGTGTACGTTAGCCAGTCGCTGATCTCGTGAAATGCGTGCCATATTTTTGCCCTCGTTTCAAGTATTTTCTCACCATTTGTTCACAGTAGGCAATGGTTTGACCGTTGCCGTCCGGTTGGCCGGGAGACGCTGCACCAGGTTGATGGCGTCGAACATCGGGTCGAGCTGGTCATCATGAGCACCAGCCGGGAAAGCTGCAACCTCGCTCAAGAAGTCCGAAAGCCATGGCGCGTCCTGCGGCAGCACCACGTTGCCAGAGGCAATGAACGGGGCCGCGTCGTAGCCTCGGCTGATCTTGTCCTTGCTGCGTTGCACGGCCACCACATGGATGCCCTCGCGCCGCAAGGTCTGGATCAGGCCGGTGCCGGACACCTTGTCCTCGACGTACATGCCGCGCAGGGCAGAGCCTTGGGCCACCGGGCGCATGTCGTTCAGGTGCTTGAGCCAGAAGGCCCTGGCGTTGATCAGCAGCTCGGGAGCCTCCCACTTGCCGCGCACCTGGTCGAGCTTGACGGCCTGGCCAACGGTCGAACGCGCCCAGCACTGCAGTACCGACCAGTCGTTGTGGTCGGCGGTCTTCTGGGCCGTATCCACGGTGATGAAGCGGAATTCGAGCTGCGGGACGCTGGCCCAATACTTGAACCACTCGGTGTTGATGATGCCGCCGCCACGGGGCGCAGGCCGCTGCTGGAGCTGGCCAGCCGTGCCGTATGGGCCGAGGGTTTTCTCCAGCTCGGACACCTGGGCCTCACCAAAGCGCTCTGGGAACATCAGCTCGCCTTCCTTGGTGCGCGGGTCAGTCCAGCCGATGCTGGTGGTGCAGCGGTGCTCAGGCTCAAAGCGCATCGGGATGCACAGGTGCACGTAAGGCAGGCCCATGTCCTTGATGACGCCGGAAATGTCCTTCTCGTTCAGGCGCTGCATGATGACCACGATGGCCGACTTGTCGGAGTTGACGCGGGTCGGAAGCGTCTCGGTGAAGGCGATCTTGGCCGCCTCCAGCTTGGCTTGGCTGTTGGCGTTGTCGGCGCTGATCGGGTCGTCCAGGATGACGCGGTCGCCACGCACGCCGGTCATGGAGGTGAAGGCTCGGGCCTGGCGCACGCCTTTGCGGGTATTCCCGAACTCGCGCTTGCCGTCCAAGTCAGCCAGCAGCTCAATCGGCCAGAGCTTCTGGAACCAGTCGGACTTGATCAGGTCGCGGCAGCGTCGGCTGTCTCGGATGGCCAGCTGCTCTTCGTGGGCCGTGCCGACAAAGCGCATCTCGGGCATGTCCCGAGGCCCCCACTCCCAGGCTGGCCAGATCACGCCGGTCAGCAGGGACTTCATGGAGCCGGGTGGCACGTTCATCAGCAGGCGGTTGATCTCGCCCTTGGTCACGGCCTCCAAGTGCAGGCAAATGGCGTCCAGCGCCCATCCCCACTTCAGCTCGGCAGCAGGTTCAAGCACGCGCCAGGCACGCTTGGCAAACTCGGCCAGGCTGCGCCTGCACAGCTCGCGCTCGACGGCCAGCAGGTCAGCTTCGGTCAGTAACATCGTCTTTGGCCGCGATGATCTGCGCCAGCACGTCTGTGGATAACTTCGAGGCGTCGATGGTTTGCACTTGCAAAGGGTTTTCCTTGTCGCCTGCCAGCTCCAGCCGGTCGCCGTACTTTTTCGGGGCCAGCTTGGAGAGCAGCCACTTTCGGCTGTCCACTTGCAGTTTGCGCTGCTGAATGGCCTGCCAATCGCGCTTTCCGTCTCCAGTCTCAGGGACTTCGCTGTCGGCCAGCTCCAGCACCTCATTCGCCATGCGCTCGATCAGGTCTTCCCTCGCGTGCGCGTAGTCTTCCGCAAGTTTAACGTCAGCATCTACCCATCGATTAAACGTGCTTTGTGGAACTCCTGCGGATTGGCAAGCCTTGAAAGCGCTCAGGCCGTCTCTCATCCCTTGCAGGACGGATTGACAGATGGCGTCCTTGTCTCGCTCTGGCTTTGCTGGTTTCGCTGTTTTTTTGGGCTTTTCAGTGCGTTTCGTTGCCATTTTTGAATCCTGCACTCAAGATGTTAAATGCTGTTGCAGCACACAGAGGGACTTGTCCGTTTCCAATGGCTTTAAGTCTGTCCACCCTAGCGGCCACCCCATCAGCCACTCGACCCACGTTGGGTTCAGTTTGCCACCATTCCCTGCGCCCATTTGTCTGGCTTCTTCGATTGTTGTGTTCTTGTTGAGCAAATCCCATGATCCACTGCCGCCACACATCCCCTTTGTTCTCGGTGTCGGCCAATGAACCTGCGTCCCCAAATTCGGTGATTTTCTGTTTCCCTGACTGGCTCCGCTGTCCTTCCAATCCCGTGCATTTGGACTTGCCCATTCCATTTGCTTTTTTTTCAGCGCTTTCCTGGAGTTGCTTCCTCCATCCAGTCCCGAGCAATTCGGCGTGTGAAATGTTGTCTCTCCGTCTGGCGACAATCCAGATTCTGTCCCTCTGATGATTTGCTCCAACATCGGAAGCTCCCATAACAGCCCATCGAGTGTCATACCGTAGCGCGGTAAGGTCTGCAATAACTCTGGCTCCTCCCCTAGTAGTGAGCATTGGGCTATTTTCCACAAAGACGAATCTGGGTCGTATTTCGCTAACCAACCTCGCCATGTGCCTCCACATTCCGCTACGTTCTCCGTCAAGTCCTTTTCCTTTTCCTGCCGCTGAAATGTCTTGGCATGGAAATCCGCCAGATATGACGTCAACAATTCCTCGCCACGGGTTTCCATCAAAGGTTTGAACGTCATCCCATACTGGGAAAGGCGGGAGAATTCCGTCATTTTGTCTGGCGCACAATACGCTTGCTGCATATGGCTCCCATTCGACAGCACAGACTGTTCGCCATCCGAGCAGCCCCCCCCCAAGTATTCCTCCACCAGCGCCTGCGAAAAGAGCCAACTCATTCATAACCACCTTTCAGTCTGTTTTTGATGATGTGGTGTGCGCCACTTTTTGAGATATTCAAGAACAAAGCAACATCAGCAACAGACGCTCCGTCTGAAACCATTTTTTTGATCACATCAGCCATTGGATGCTTTGTTGGTTTTGTGCCACGCTTTTTGTGCCATGGTTTCTTGAAATTTTTTGGTCTCGCATATGTTCCATGCAGCTTTTTTTGCTGTTCGTTTTCTGAATGACTGACCCAAGCAAGATTCGATGGAGCGTTGTTTTTTGGGTTCCCATCGAGATGTGATGCCTCTTGTTTTTCCTCTGGCAATCCATGAAAAGCCATGCACACGAGCCGATGGACTGATGTTTTCACGCCACTTCCAGCTTGGCAATACTGGTAAGCGTTCGCCATCCACGGTTTGAGTTTCTTTCCCTTCAGCATGAAAAGACGCTCGACACCCTTGATGGTTTTTTTGACCTGTCGATCTTTCGACCAAATTTCTCCAAGACTATTCGCCATGTAGCCTGGGGCAATGGGTATGTCTCGCCATTCGATTTCCATAAATGCCTCACTGCATTGTTTGGAAATTATTGTAAGGGTTTAATCTGAAGTTGTCAAGGGTATCAGCGCATCGATCTGGATAGTTTCGAGCTGGTCTGGGAGTTTCATTCTGTGGGCCTTTCGATGTGAACTTCTACGAATCCGCCGACCGTCTCGCCCTTGCGGATGGTCAGCGTCCAGTGTTTGTCGTCTACCTTGAGCACGTCGGCCAGTCCGTCCAGACCGGCTTTCATGCGTGCCAGGGCGTTGTCCAGGTCGTACTGCCTGCGTGTTGGCGGGTAGAACGTCAGGGTCAGGTGCAGGCTGGCGGACTGGATTGGGCGTGCGCCTTGCTCCATGGCCTGCCAGAAACAGGCCTCGCGGTATTGCTTTTTGAGCTTGGCGGTCTTGGCCCAGTGGTTTCTGGCGTTTGGGGACAGGCCGGTGGGTGGCCATGGCAGGATGATGATCATTTCCACCTCGTCCAGATCAGCCAGGCGTACATCGCCAGGACAGCCCACCATTGGCCAAGTGCAACAAGTGCAATGGTCAGCAGGACGGGCCACAGGGTTTCAAACTGCTCCATTGTCGCCTTCCAGCCGGTCGGCCACCAGGGTGGCGTAGCCTGCGATATCGATCCAGTTGTCGGCATAGTTCGGGTCGCCGTTCAGGATTCTGGCCACCTTGTGCATAATCATTTCCAGGGCCTCCCGCTGGTCATGGGCAAGGTCGCACCCTCGTTTTGCCTCAAAGACACGAACAGTTGCCTTGAGCTGCTGTGCAATTTCGGCATGGCCATCAAAGGCCCCATACCTACTGCCGCGCTCGGCCAGCGTTGCGTTGATGTCGGTCATTTCAGTCGCTCCAGTGAGTTGTTTTGCGCGAATCTTTGCTTCCAGCATTGACCTTTTGCAATCCGCCATAGGTGTCCATATCGAAAGCCGGTCTGTTTTGCAGCATCGGCAGGCGTGATTTTTCCGGACTGCAAGGCGTCAACAAGAGC